TGAGTGATATGAGTGATACAGAGAAGCAATTCCAAGCAGCACTTCGTGATGTTGAGTATAAGCTTAAACGCGAGATCGAGAATGATACGCCAGAGAGGAATGCAGGTGAGACGGTGGCGGTGATGGCGGGTATTGGACTGGGTAAGTCTCAGTTTCTGCGTGAAGTTATTGAGCAAGCACTACAACAACAGGAGCAGAGTAGATGAAAAAGAAACAGATAAAACGTCCAGTCCCACTGTTGGTCGATGACCGTGGCTACGTGTTGTATGCAAACCCCAACGCTACATATGACATGGGATGTCGTCGTAATTTCACCCCAGCACAATGCTTTAAGCACTGGGGAAGGGGTTATTTTTGTAAGCACGGCGAACTCGCTCGGTACTTTTCGGAGCGACGCAAAACCAGAGCAGCAAAGATTAGAAAGGCTGTAAGGGACCACCAGAAAGGCCTACCAATAGAATTTGTGGTTATGGGGGATACACCCGTTTACATAGAGATAGCGTATGCTGACCTGACTGGTGTTAGCTTCCCCAAGAGGCTTAAAAACACCCGTGTGGACATGTACATTCAGTGTTGTGACTTCAACGGGGAAGAGCTTGTATTGCCAGATAACCTTGAAAGTGTCAGGATTGATGACCTCACTACCGCTAAAGATGGGATCTGCGTGGTTATTGGGAAACACACTAAGATTAATTGGGAAGAGTAGAGGGAGCAGAGTGAATGAGCATTTCGTTCAAAGTGACGGTAGAAGTTGTACTGCCTAACATGATAGACCGGGAGGCTCTGGACAAAGAGTTCAACGGAAATCTCCGCAAGGCTTTAGAGTTTATCCTTGACGGAGAAAAAGTCGTCGGGTTTTCTGACAGCGAGACGATAATCAAAATTGAGGAGTCTGACACCCCCAAGCAGGATGGTGTGGCTATCAGTAGTTGGGCGGCAACAGAGGCTACCGAGGCATTAAAAGTGGTGCAGGCTGACAGGTATCACATGTGCGCCGAATACGGGGAAGCTCTTAGCGAAATCTTGGCAGCACTACAACAACAGGAGCAGAGGAATGAGCAACAAGAGATATAAATGCCCAGACTGCGAAGCTCGCAGAGGGCTATCAGTATTCACAGACGGTAATGGCTATTGCTTCGCCTGTCCAGAAGGCGAGAAGTTCAAACCAGAAATTGAAACAGAAGGACTGGAGGAGTCCATAGGCGAAGTTAGAGAGATAGACTTTGGCAGTTTGTTTAGCAATGCGGGCTTCCTGGCTTTTGACGATAGGCGAATAACGGCAAAGACTGCGGAGCATTACGGGGTACGGCAGTTGGACGGCATGTCTATCTTCCCCTATGGCAGCGCGTCAAAGCTCCGCATGCCTGATAAAGACTTCCTAGTCCTGCATAAGGACAAGTTTAAGGAAGCGGGCCTGTTCGGGCAGGACAGGTTCAGTAAAGGCGGGAAGTACATTATGGTCACTGAGGGTGAGCTAGACGCTCTAGCAGCCTTCCAGATGCAGGGAAGCCAATGGCCTGTAGTTAGCCTTAAAAACGGCGCAGGAGGCGCTGTGGAGGACTGTAAGGCAGCTTACCAGTGGCTTGATAGTTTTGATAAGATTGTGCTGTGCTTTGATAATGACGAGCCAGGAAAGGCAGCAGCGGAAGCAGTGGCGGAAGTGTTCCCGGACAAGGCGATGATCTTCCAGCACGACCCAAAGCATAATGATGCCTGTGATTACTTAGCCAATATGCAGCAGGAGCGGTTCAAGAAGCTGTTCTGGCGGTCTGAGGAGCATATACCAGACGGTATTGTCCTGTCTTCCATGCTTTATGACGAGGTGATGAAGCCTGTGGAGCTGCCTTTCTGTAGCTATCCGTGGGACATGCTTAATTTGAAGCTGTACGGGATGCGAGCAGGCGAGATCGTGACGGTAATGGCAGGCAGTGGCGTGGGTAAGTCCACCTTTGTCAAGGAAATACTGAAAGAGATACACACATGTACTTCTGAGCGTATTGGTGTTATGTCACTGGAGGAGTCTATGGGCGTAGCAGGCATGGCGATGATGTCCCTGCATTCAGACCACAGATTCCACCTGCCGACTAAAGAGCAGATGAAGTCAATCCTGAAAGACCCTAGCAGAGTCGTGGAGAAGCCTTATCTGGACGATGTGACCGAGGAGCAGAGGGAGGAGCAGAAGGACGCGGCCTATGAAGCTATACTTTATGACGATAGGTTTGCTTTCCTAGAACATAAAGGTCATATCACTATTGAAAGCGTGATAAGCCATATGAAGTATTTAGCCATTGCCCAGGACTGCCGCGTGATCTTGCTAGACCATATTAGCATTCTGGTTGGTCTGGTTAGCGGTAAGAAGACTAATGAGCGAGAGGCAATCGACGAGGTTATGCACCACCTACGGAAGCTTGTCGAAAGCACGGGCGTTATGCTTATTAACATCTGCCACCTACGCAAGCCATCCGACGGTAAAGGGCATGAGGAGGGCAGGCGAGTACAGAGTATTGAAGCTAGAGGCTCCGGCGCTATTGTACAGCTCTCTAACATAACGATTGCGTTGGAAGGTAACAGACAGGCTGAAGACCCTGAAGAGAGGAACAGAACCACTGTCCGTGTTCTTAAGAATCGCTTCTCAGGTGAGACGGGGGAAGCTGGACAGTTGCAATACAATGAATTAACTGGTAGACTTGTGGAAGTTGATTATAAGGAGTTAGAAGATGCGCTGTAGAGCATGTAACGCAGAGTTAACGGATAAGGAAGCAGTCAGGAAGGACAGCAACGGGGAGTTCTATGATCTCTGTGTAGACTGTTTAGAAGCCAGTTACGATTATGAAGAGGATGAGGCTTATGATTCGATCAGCTACGATTGATCTAGAAACCACCACAGACCATAAGACTATATGGATGGGAGGTATTCACTACCATGACACAGACACATACGCGGAGTTTACCAACGCCCAGGAACTGATTTATGCGTTGAACGGTGTAGACGAGCTGTGGCATTGGAATGGCATAGGCTTTGACGTACCTGTCATGGGCAGAGTATGGGGCGTAGAGCTGTCAGACAGTATTAAGCATGTTGACGGCATGGTATTATCACGCCTTCATGACCCTAGCAGAGCTACGGGACACTCTCTAGCCAGTTATGGCGCAGAGCTAGGCGATTCTAAGGGGGATTTTACAGACTATGACGGGCCTATGACGGGCAGTTTAGGGCATGACCTTGAATCTGAGGAAGAGTGGAAGCAACGCATGTCCGTCTACTGCCAGCAGGACGTTAGACTGACCACGAAGGCTATCAAGCACTTACAAGCCCGTCTAGCGGCTGAGAAGTTCTCTCAGGAGAGCATTGATCTGGAACATGATGTGCAGCGTATCATCTGTCAGCAGAGGGAGAACGGGTTTAAAATAGACCTGCCGCATACGCTCAAGCTACAGGCAAAGCTGCAAGCCAGGATGGACGAGATCTTCGACGAAATGCAGGAAGTATTCCCGCCAAAGGTTACCATCCGTATGTCTGAGAAGACAGGTAAGCGGTTGAAAGACGGCGTGGAAGTGTTCAATCCAGCTTCTAGGAAGCAGATCGCAGAGCGGCTACAGGAGGTAGGCGTTAAGTTCAACAAGAAGACTGAGAAGGGAAACGTCATAGTTGACGAGGAAGTCTTGGAAGACATTGACATGTACGAGGCTAAACTGATTCTGGAATACCTCACCCTGCAAAAGAGAACTTCCCAGATAGCTTCGTGGCTTAAGGTTGTCGGGGAAGACGGCAGGGTGCACGGCAGAGTCAACGCCAACGGCGCTGTAACAGGGCGCATGACACATTCGCACCCGAACATGGCACAGGTTCCTGCAACAGGCAAGCTATACGGAAAGGAATGCCGACAGTGCTGGATAGTGGACGAAGGTAACAAGCTGGTAGGTATTGATGCTAGTGGGCTTGAACTTCGTATGCTAGCTCACTACATGAAGGATGATGATTACATTAAGGAGGTGGTAGAAGGAGATGTGCATACCAAGAATCAGCAGGCAGCAGGCCTCGACACTAGGCCGCAAGCGAAAACTTTCATCTACGCCCTTATATACGGAGCAGGTTCAGAAAAGATTGGAAAAATTGCCGGAAAGTCTGCGAGAGAAGGCACTAAGCTTAAAAAGAGATTCCTCGACGCAACCCCTGCATTGAAGAAACTCATTGAACTGACGCAGAAGATTGCAGAAGCACATAACAGCGTTCCTGGTTTGGACGGGAGGCGTATCAGGGTGAGGGAGGACTACAAAGCCTTGAACACGCTACTACAGGGCGCTGGAGCCGTTGTAATGAAGAAGGCTATGGTTCTTTTTCATGAGAAAATTAAAGAAGAAGGCATATGGACGGAGCAAGTCGCTGTGGTTCACGACGAGCTTCAATGCGAATGCAGAGAAGAAGACGCTGACAAGGTAGGACAGTTTTGTGTAGAAGCAATACGAAACGCAGGAAAGGAATTTAATTTACGCTGTCCGTTGGACGGAGAATACCACATAGGTGATTCATGGTCGGAAACTCACTAAGAACCTGTATTGACTGCGGGAAGAAAGCATTCAGTGATCGTTATCTTGTTAACTTTGTTAAAGACAAGGGAAGCAAGCACGGAAGAAGGAATCTATGTCTTTGCTGTCAATACTTAAGGAACAAGAGGTACACAGAGGAAAACCAAAAGAAAATTAAAGACTGGAAAACAGATCATCAAACTAGGAAAAGATATGGAATAGACGCCGTAACATATAAAGAAAGAATGAAAACCTCAAAACAGTGTCAAATATGTAGTTCTAAATCTAAGCTAGTTTACGACCACTGCCATGATACTATGAAATTCAGAGGAGTTCTATGCAATAAATGTAACAGATCTTTAGGGGCGCTGGGCGACACTAAAGAGGCAATACAAAAAGTTCTAGATTACTTGACAAAGCTTTAAAATGTGGTATAATATTAGTGTAAACTTTAATTGGAGAAAGAAATGAGTAAACCTTTTCGCATCAAAGCAACACTGTTCTGGGCCTATCTCGATAAGCCTAATGACATGTCAGGAAAGTACCAAGTTGATCTGTGTCAACTCTCTCCTGCTGCGGTAGAGCGCCTGACAGAACTGGGTGTCTCTGTTGCTAATAAAGACGATGATCGTGGAGACTATGTTACAGCTAAGTCCCAGCAACCGATCTTCTCTTACGACACAAACGGTGAGCGTATCACGGAGGTTATCGGCAACGGTTCTAAGGCAGAACCTGTGGTTGATACCTTTTCATGGACTTTTAAGAACAAGGAAGGCGTAAGCGTAAGTCTTAAAAAGTTGGTTATTACTGACTTGGAGATTTACGAGTCTGTGCCTGACTTTGACGATGACCTTGAGGAGGCGCTTTAGTTTTTATAAACTTATTGTAGAGAAGGAGTAGCAAATGCTTCACATTGATGGCGACATTATAGCCTATAGAATAGCCTGTGCTGTGGAGGAAGATGCCACAGAGGGGCAGGTAAAGGGACTGTGCGATAGTTTCGTGTCTCTCCGATGCCTTGTCCCCTTCCCTGAGCTGACCCCGTACCAGATTTATCTGACGGACAGTCCAGACACAGACAACTTTAGGCATACTGTCGCTGTCACTGCGAAGTACAAAGGCTTTAGAAGTAACAAGCCCCCTATGCTCCCAGTGGTTCGTCAACATCTGATGGACTACTGGGACGCTATCATTGCCCGCAGAGGTACGGAAGCAGACGATGCAATAGCTATTAACGCTACTCTAGACCTGCTTGCAGACGAAAGTCCTGTGATACTGTCACTGGATAAAGACTTTGACCAAGTTCCCTGCGAGCGTTACAACTTCGTTACAGGCGAGTCCACGCATCCTGACCCTTGGGAGGCTATGAAGAACCTGTACAAGCAGATCATTATCGGGGATGTGTGTGATAACATCATAGGAGTTGACGGGATAGGCCCAGGAGCGGCTGATGTTTTGATTGATAACTGCGCTACAGAGTTAGATATGTGGCTCGTATGTGTAGACCAGTTAGGCTATGACAGGGCTGTGGAGAACGGACAGCTAGTTTATTTACTTAGACATGACTTCGACTACTTTACAGTAGCAGCGGAGGCAGAGGAGATAGATAGAGATTATGCGTGGAACACAGTCGAAAGCATTAAGGGCAATGTCGTTGAGGCTTTGTCAGGTGGACGGGAGTCCGGTACAGACACAGTACCAGTTTGCTTGGGAGCCTCGGAAGAACGAGCCTAAATGGCGTATACCTTTAGTTCTAGGGGAATGCGCCAGACGGAAGTACCAAGCAATGAAGGCGGCATACAAAATTGGCAATAAGGTTTAAGAACATGGTTAGGTCAACTAAACCAGTCAAGCAGCGAGTCAAACGTACTAAAGCAGGGAGGCAGTGGACTAAGGCTAGATACTTTCAGTTTATACGCTCTGCCCTTAGACAAGCCTTCCAGCGTTACCCAGTTAAGCAGAAGGTATTGAACGATAACAGGAAGAACGTCACAGGGAAAAGGCATAAGTTTGAGTATATATGCGCTAAATGTGAGAAGTGGTTTGACAGGAAAGGTGTAGAGGTTGATCACATACAACCTTGCGGTAGTCTGAATGACTACAAAGACCTTCCTGGTTTTGTTAGACGATTGTTCTGTGAACCGAAAGACATGCAAATACTTTGTAAAGAGTGTCACCAAGAAAAGACAAACAAGGAGAGGAAGAAACGATGAAGATAGAGATAAACGACGATTCAGCTGACGCTATTGTTGTGAAATCCTTAGACGAAATGATTGATTATCTTAAACAAGCCTACAAAGAAGCTGGACAGGGCTTCGCAGTTTTCAGTCCTGACCCTATTAAGGAAAGGCGAAAAGTTTTAAAACTAATAAAAGCTATGAAACGTACTCGCTCTTGGTATGTCACAGCGGAGGAAGCATGAAGCATTTCAGGATAAGCGACTCTATAGTGTTTTCCATTGATAAAGACAAAGGATACATAACGGTAGAAAACGAGCCTTTCAAGCAGATCACGACACTCAGTCTAACGGAAATGGACGACATGATAAACGTCTACCAGTCCCATCAATGGGTACGAGGAGAGGGTAGTGACACTAACAATAGTTGATATATCTGACAGGCTTAAGAAGATAGACGAAATAAGCCTGTTAGAAGTGCTGGAGATAAGCTCTGAAGACTTGGTAGAACGATTTCAAGATAGAATTGAAGAGAGGCTTGATAGCCTTGAAGAGGATTTAAGCGACGATGAACAATACGATGAATGATATGCCGTGGGACTCAATAGAAACTAATCCGGGAGGCACATTAACGGTAGACCAGATTGATGTAGTAAACTCTAGTTTTACGATCAAGCCGGAAGAAACTGCTGTGAAGTACCCGAACAACAACCCGAAAGCAGCGATGGGAGCTAAGAAACTGCCCGTGCATTATGTACCACCAGCGTTGATGCTGGGCGCAGCAGAGGCTATGGCAGACGGCGGGAAGAAGTACGGGCCTTACAACTTCCGTGAAAGTCAGATCGCTGCCAGCGTGTACATGGGGGCGTCTATGCGTCACTTGTTTGCTTGGTGGGACGGGGAGGATATTGCACAGGACTCTGGAGTCCACCACCTTAAACATGTAGCGGCTTGTATAGGCTTAATGTTGGATTCTATGGAGTGCGGTACGTTTGACGACGACAGACCACCTAAGTCTGGGGCTTCTAAGATGATTGGAGAGTGGAATGATGATAGCTCTAATACTACTAGCTAACTTTATATTCATCTTTCTAAAAGCCTTCCAGCAGAAGAACGTAATGCACAATCGCTACGCCTCTATGTTCTTGACTTCACAGTTCATGGGAGCAATGGAAGTGTTTGTCGTCGGTAGCGTTGCGGCAATCTGGGTAATGGGTGACAGCTTGGCGATGAAGGCTCTCCTGGCTATTGGCGTTGGGACTTGTGGAGGGCTAGGTAGTATCGCGGGCTGTGTGTTGCATAATTGGATGGAAGGGAGAAGGAAATGAACTGGGTAGATATTATATTGATAGGCTGGGCAGTTGTTTCATTTATGTGGTTTATGAAACTAGAAATAGACCTACAAGCGCCAGTAGAGTTCGAAATGCTCTCCGATAGATGTAGAGAAACACTGACGTCTACTACAGTTAGACTACCGCTAAAAGAACCAGTATCCTCGCGTCAAACGCCTCTCTGCGCTCGTCCTCGGTACTACGCGGGGTCGGTAGTTGGAGCTGCTTGTTGGCGTGACTTCGATGAGTGCTACGAAGTTAGATGTAAAACCCACGAGGACGTTAGTCTACGGAAAGCTATCGACTTAATCGTAGAACACTGCGGAATAGTTTTAGACGTAACACCAGCTACGGAAGAGACTATGAAGATTGTGAAGAAACCGAGGAGTAAGAAATGATACCGGCTATTCTTAGTTTTCAAGCAACCCCTGAAGCAGAGCCAGAGGAGCTTGAAGTTACGTTTCTTAACTGCATAGACGACAAAAGTGCTTGGGTAGTTTTACCGTCTGGTTTAATACAGGTAGTTCCTTTCGAGACTTTCAGGCTTAAAATGAAGAAACATTCTAACATAGCGACTTTGAAATGAAAAAGATAGAACACGGAGAGCATCGATCTAGGACAGAAGAAGGCAAGAAAAAATGCACCTCTTGCAAAAGAGTCAAAGATCAGGGACTTTTTGCAAGGAGAAGTAAAAACAGTCCTTATTTGAAATCAAGGTGTAGAAAGTGTGAGTCAAAAAGAAGTCACAGAAGAAAAACAAAAAAACGAGAGGAAATGTGGGAAAAAGTTAAACCTGTCTGTGAAAGATGTAGAAGAACTTTCCATTGGTCGGCTTTAGATTTTCACCACAGAAACCCAAAAGAAAAAGATAAATCGATAAGCGAAATGCTTTTTTATTCATGGGACAGGTTAGAAAAAGAGATAAAAAAATGTGACTTATTATGCGCGTCGTGTCACAGAATTGTACATTACGAACTAAGAACAGGAGAAAAAATTGACATTTAAAACATCATTCGCGGAAGACATATTCAATCACAAGTACGCCAGATTCAAGGGCCAGACATGGGCTGAGAAGGCTGCGGAGATTGTGTCAGACGTTACAACTAACTTAATGCGGAAGGAAGACGCAGAAGCCCTTGAGAAGGCTATAGCGTCTTTCCAGTTCGTCCCCGGAGGACGGTACATCTACTACGCGGGCCGACAAGCCAGTTTCTATAACAACTGCTACCTCCTGAAAGCGGAGGAGGATACGAGGGAAGAATGGGGAAGTGTCTGCAAACGCGCATCCGACTGTCTAATGAGTGGCGGAGGAATTGGAGTAGATTACAGCGTTTTGCGCCCGTCCGGTGCGGCTTTAGGTCGTACAGGTGGATTAGCCTCTGGGCCGCTTCCTCTAATGAACTCAATCAACGAAATTGGTCGAAACGTCATGCAAGGAGGAAGCCGCAGGAGTGCCATATACGCCAGCTTAAACTGGCAGCACGGAGACGCGGAACACTTTTTAAAAGTGAAAGACTGGCACAGTATGCCCATTGGAAAGAACTACAGCATCTGGGACGCGAAGCAGTTTGACTTCAATTACCCAGCGCCTCTCGACATGACCAACATCAGCCTGAACTACGACGACAAGTTCTTGGATGCTATATCACAGAACTACTTGCCAGAGACGTTTATTCAGAACTGCCGTCAAGCGTTGTCTACAGGAGAGCCAGGATTTAGTTTTAACTTTGGAGATAAGGAAAATGAAACACTACGTAACGCCTGTACTGAAGTTACTAGCGAAGACGACAGCGACGTTTGTAACCTTGGCAGCGTCAATATGGGTGCTATCGAATCTATTGACGAGTTTCGAGCTATTGTGCGTCTTTCTAGTGGGTTTCTTGTCTGTGGTACACTTACCGCTGACCTCCCATACGATAAAGTCTATGAAGTAAGGAAGAAGAACCGCCGACTAGGTTTAGGCTTGATGGGCATCCACGAGTGGCTGTTGAAGCGCGGGTATGAGTATGGAATGAATCCAGAGTTGAGACAGTGGATGGAAGTGTATAGGGAGGAAAGCGAAAGAGCCGCTAACAGCCTGTGCGACAGTCTTTCGATCAGTCGGCCTGTGGCATATCGTTCCATAGCGCCTACAGGAACCATTGGAATCCTTGCGTCAACGTCTACAGGCATAGAGCCTTTATATGCGGTTGCTTATAAGAGGCGCTATCTAACTGGATCTAAACAATGGAAGTACCAGTACGTCGTAGATTCCACAGCGGAGTCGTTGATTCAGCAGTACGGACTAGACCCTAACAAGATCGAAACAGCAGCATCAATGGTGGACAACTATGAGCAACGAATCGGGTTCCAAGCAGACATACAAGATTACGTTGACATGGCAATCTCGTCCACTATCAACTTACCGTCGTGGGGAACTGAAGGAAATAATGAAGACCGTGTTGAGGAGTTCGCTGGAATCTTGGCGAAGTACGCACCGAGGCTCCGAGGCTTTACATGCTACCCTGACGGCAGCAGAGGAGGACAACCCTTAGAAATGGTGAGCTATAAGCAGGCTATGAAGAACAAAGGCGTAACCTTTGAGGAAAATTCAGATGAACAGTGTAACTCAGGAGTGTGCGGGATATGAGCGATTCAAGTAGCTATAACAGCGGTGGGATAGGATTCATAGGCCTTTTGACCATTTTATTTGTCGGTCTAAAGCTCACAGGTTTTATAACATGGTCTTGGTGGCTGGTTCTTTTACCTATGATAGTGCCTTTCTCAATCTGGCTGGTTTTTATGGTCTTTGTGTTATACCTATTCCTTAAGGATATTAATAAATGATTAAACTGCATGTGAGAGACTTGATAATAATCTTACTGTTTTTAACAGTGTCACTATTAACCTTTAACGACTATGCAATCACAGCGAGGATAGACAACTTTGAACAGAACTATCAAAATCATCAGCATCAGCCTATCTCTATTCCTCCTGGCTTGTTCCGGCAGCAGAGACTACCGGACAGACGAGGAGAGAGCGCAGGGAGTTACGCTGACGCCTGAACAGGTGCTGGTAAGGAAAGCAAACCGCTCTGAAATGCTCAAGTCTCGTGAGATGGACATGAGGAGAGCGCAAGACAGGATGGCAATGCAGCGTATGATTAGCTGTCATGCTGGACATTATTTGGAATGTATAAGGTGAGGAGTTAACATGACAAAGAAGAAGAAGGACTCAAGACTAGAGAGAGCAGGAGTGTCGGGCTACAACAAACCCAAACGCACACCTGACCATCCAACCAAGTCTCATGTAGTAGTCGCTAAGGACGGCGACAAAGTGAAAACCATTCGCTTCGGTCAGCAAGGAGTGAAGGGTGCAGGGAGTAACCCTAAGACAGACTCAGAGAAGGCTCGTAGGAAGTCATTCAAGGCCCGTCATGCGGAGAATATCGCTAAGGGTAAGATGTCAGCGGCCTACTGGAGTTCAAAAACCAAATGGTGAGGGAAGGACAGGACGGACGTTACTACAAGGACTGCCCCCAGTGTGGGGAGACTCAGAGCTATCTGCGTAAGACCTACGCCGAGCACTCTGAGGCTCTCGGCAAGCGTTGCAAGAAATGCTCCAGCCGCGACCCCGACAATAGCCAGCACAAAGGTTACTACAAGGGTGTACTGAGGGCGTCCTTCGTTCACAAGTACAGGGCTGGAGCGGAGGATCGGGGCATAGAATGGGATGTAACGTTCGACTACTTAGCTGACCTTCTGATCGAGCAGCGCTTCAAGTGTGCCCTGACTGGTGCTGACATCGAGGCGATGGCATCGCCTAATGAGGGGGTTAACAACACAGCTTCCCTCGACCGCATTGACAATAGCACAGGGTACGTTCCTGGTAATGTTCAGTGGGTGACCACTATGGTCAACATGTGTAAGCATAAGTACACTCAGGAGGAGTTCATCCAGATGTGCTTAGATGTTTCAAGGAAGTACTATGAGATGGTTGAGGAGTAGAGTGAATGATATATGAGTTCGTCAGGGCTTCCGCACAGGGTGTTTACTGGATAGTCACTCTGACATACCCTAGCCCGTGTCAAGCCCTTTCAGAACTTCCGTGGCACGTTGTAGGAGGTAATATCCATCAATACGAAGTCGAAGACACAGGGCTGTGCAGAGTGCGTTACAGGGCTTCTGAGGAGCTTCCAGAGTATTATAAGACGCTAGACGTAGAAAGGGAGAATGCTTGGTGGAAAAGACACTGGGCAGCCCGATATAAAATGGAGCCGGGCTACCCAGTTCTTTATATTACTGGGAGGGCTGTTGAGTAGCTTGATCTACCGCCTGCACTCCTGCCATTCCTAGAGAGCCTTTTAAAGATATTAAAGACTTTTCAGGGTCATATCCTAAAACATCTGACATAATCTTACGCTGCTGAGAGTGTGAAATACCTTTACGCAAAGCTCTAAAAGCCCTTCCCAATAGGCTCACTTTAGCAGCAGACTTAGCAATATCATGCCCTACAGTGAGCCGAGCGGCTAAAGCGTCAATGTCCAGTGGGTCTAAAGTAGGGCGGTTTCTGGCAGAAGCAGCAGCAAAGCTTCTAAATTTTCTAAGATCAGTAGCGTTTCCATCTCCAAAAAGCTCTTTAATAAGTGTAGGGTTATTTTTAATAAACGTATCGTACTTGTTAACAAAAGACACTAAGTTAGGACTTTCTCTCAGTAACGGTTGTAAAACGTCAAACACAGCTTCTGCCCTTAACGCTTCCATTGCTTTGCTGTTTTTACCTAGTATTTCGTTAAGCTTTGCTACGACTGCTCCGGCCTCTTTTTTACCCCCTACCGCGCTTGCCCCGAAAACCCAGTTTTTAACGCTCTCTGGAGTAGCTTCAAGCTTTACCATGTTATCTATAACTTTAATGTCTGAAAAGTCCTGTTTATACTTAGCAAAAGCATTGTTTGCGTTTTTCCATGCTTTTACTCCTTCAGGGCTTCCACGAAGCATGTCAGTATCGAACGCATCATCTAGAAAATTATCCAGTTGTCCTTTCATTATAGACATAACCGCAGCTTCTGAAGGTTCTGACGACATGTTCTTGTTTATTCGTTTACGCCACTGAGCAAGAGAGTTGAGCTTTACCGAATAGTTCTGAGGCAAAGAAGCAAACGCATCCAACTCTTTTAACCGATTAGTAACTTTAGTTGACATATCGCCTAAGTCATAATCCTTTATCGCATCGTCTACCGAAGATTTAAGCCTTCCCATTTGAGAAGCCCCTACTGATACAGTGTCTCCCGTCTCTCTAGCTGTTTGGTACATGTTACTTACGTTCTTTTGACGGATCTCCGCAGCGTTTCTAACTGCTGACTGTAACTGGCCTAACTCAGTAGCTGCTTGGGTTCTTCCTTCTGTGTAACGAACAGCGGCCTCAACAACGTCTTTACCTACTGCGTCTGCGTCCCCTTCTAAGTCTATTCTAAGATTACCAGCATCGTCTTTAATGTTTTTAATGTCTCTTTGACGTTGTATTAGATTCCTTGGGGTATTTCTAAGACCCCACAAAGAAGGTAAAAACTCCAAACCAACCTGAGTTGCTGTAGCAGCAGTAGGGCTTCCAGTCGCGTCGAGAACAGCTTCTCCTGCGCCTTCTGTAACTTGAGTAAAATACTCAAAAGGCGCTGCCATCATTTCCAAGGCCGCCTGTCCTTCAGGAGTTTTAGGAGTCCTGGTAAGCGACATAGTACGGTTGTTAATGGTTTCAACTGCTTTATCTAAAGCATTCTCGTTCCCTGTTACTAAATTATATACAAGGCTTGCAACCCCTTCTACCCCTCCCACAACTTGGGCAGGCGCTCCCGTAGCAAAAGTAAGCAACGCCTCTCCGCTGCCTTTAAGACGTTGATGAAACGGCTGATGTTGAGGAGGAACTACAACATCGCCTCTATCTACAAGCTCATTAAATATAATGCGCTGGTCTGCACGGAGCTTGTTCATTTCTCCCCGATTAGCTATTTCCTGTAGTATTTGAAGTTTATCAGTCATTATAACATGTCCAGTAAATCCGAAGTGGAGGTTCCTCTGATAGAATCAGGAGTAGGTGTTACAATTGAAGCAGGAGGCTCTACCCTGCCGTTCAACGAACCGTCCCGGTTAATGACAGGCCCTTCCCGAAGACCTAAATCTCCCTTAAATTCTTCCCCTAACCTAGTAGCGTAGTTTATTTTAAAGTTTCTTGCTGTTCTTGACATTACGTCGCGCAAGGAGGCTTTAAATGAATCAGGGTCAGAAGCATTAGCCCCTATCTCTTGAATGAATCTTTCAATATCCCTGTTACTTACGTCCCTTCCTGACTGGCCTGACGCTGCCGCAGCTTGGAAAGCCAAGGCAGTTACCATGCCACGGAGTCTTTGGCTTTCTATACCAAGTTCTGCAAACTGGGAGTCATATCGAGATTCATCAGTAAGTTTTTCTAGTGTTTCGTTTTCCATTCCTAGAGAACGACCAATAGCGGCTGCTTCTTGCTTAAGCCCGTTCACAATATTAGAGGCCTTACCTACAAAAGTATTTACATCAGGAGAAGCATCCAACATGTCCATAGCATCATTAGCGGTTGCAATGAACTGTTTAGTAGAAACTTCGGTTTGTGTTAGATTTTCTTTTGCAGTATCTGTAAGTCCTAAATCGCCTCTTGCACCTGACAAAGTAGCTGATTCAAGAACTTTATATCCTTCTGGGATTTCCATAGGATTGTTCTGAAGATCATAGAAATTTCCTTGCTTATCTGTAAATATTGTTTCTATGTTTCCTTCAGGGGTAACAGCCTGTACAATATCTCTCTCAGCGCCTTCCGCCCCTAGCTCCGTCCCCCTTAGCGCAGCGTTTGCTAAACTTGCCTGTCCAGTCATAGTACGAGCATCTGTTTCCTGCTGCTGTCTATCCTGCTCTTGAAAAGCTGCTCTCAACTGCAAAGCCTGTGTACCGAACCCTTGGTCTTGTAATGCCTTGATAGTCGCTGCTCTGCCCTGTGGAGTGGACGTATCAGCACCACTAAGAAGGCTTTTTAGCCTATCCTGTTCACCCAAAGGAGCCATCTTAGCCGCTTGCACAGCCGCTGGAGACATCCCCATTCCCTGTGCAGTGTTACCGAATATACGACCAACGCCCTGCTGCATCTGCCGATTAATAGCAGGCATTCCCATTGCGAAGCCTGCACCGGGAGTGGTTAAATTCTGCGCCAGGAACCTGCCCTGTGCCATATCCTGTGTAGCCAAGTCTGGAACGACTGAGGCAAATAAGTCTGTGATGTTAATAGTCATTAGCTTAATATTCCTGATTCATTATGCGCTGCAAATCAGCAGCAGAAGCTTGTCCTGTTACATTTCCGCCTATATTACCAAATATATTGCCAACTGTCTGGGCCGCAGACTGAAGTTGATTACCGCGTATATTAGCCGCAGCAGCATTGGCATTAACCAGCCCTTGCAAGCCTGTCTGCCCAATAGTCATTCCATATTGCGCTCCTGCTCTGTTGCCAGCACCCATCAGGTCAGCGACATTCAGACCTGCGCCAGCAGCTTGCATGAGTTGGTTCTCAGGCTGGTAGCCAGCAGCAAGCATTGCATTAGCTATGTTAGCGTCCATACCTGTCTGCTGCTGTGCCATGCCTATGGAATCTACAGCCGCCTGTCTACGCGCCTCTTCAGTGGCTTTAGCAAACGCTAGCATCTCTGGAGTTCCGCCAAAAGCGTCTGTACGGACACCGGAACGTCCTTGGTTAAATAGGCGCTGTTCTAAGCCCAGGAAGTCACGCTCTCTGCTAGGCTCTTGCAAGGCATTGATCTTGTCAAAGATTGCCTGTTCCCTCTGTGCCGTGTTCTGTGTGTTTAAACGATTTAAGAAATTACCGCCTGTGTTAAACAACTGTTGACTCAACGCCTGCCTTTCAGGAGAAAGAGCTAAAGACAGATCACCTGAGGCCGAAGCTCCTACGTTTCCAGCAGGGCCTGCCACTGTGAAGGGCTTAAACCTAGAGCGGTTATAGGCAGTGTCTCCTAGTGTCTGTGAAGTAGAAAGAGCCTCGTTTCCTACATCTCTGATGTCTTCCACGGCCTGATTAGTAATAGCCTGTTGACCTGCTAGACCAATAGACTGCATTATATTGTCGCTAGAAAACAGCCCTTGTAAAAAACTTCCGATAGTCATTATAGCACCCTACCTATAGTTGCCTGTATTTCCATTTGTTGTAAAGAAAAATTATCATTGTTAATCGTTGTAACAGCACCGACTGTCAAGGCCTTTCCAGACCCTCCAGCTGTGACTGATTCATTATCCAATGCAATAGAGCCTGAATACTCAGACACACCATACTCCCCAATGCCGTACTCAGCTACGTTATTGACTGGAATGTCAATGACAGAGGTTGTGTACGAAGTTTTATAATCCCATGCCCACCGAATGTTTAACTGAAAACCTGACCCACCTTCTAAAGTAACGTCAATGTTCTTTAAAAACTTCAAATTACCAGGAACACCAAAGCTAAGTGGATGCGTTAGCCAAGATATATCGTAAGTAGAACTGCCTCCGTCAAGATAGCCGTCATATTTCTCAATACCTGACGCAGTTCCAATGTATAAATCTCCTGCGCCCGTTCTAGTCAGATAAAGAGGGGTTATACTGCTCCATGTCGTACAGCGAAGGCTTCCATCAGGAAGAGGATAACGAGTGTCAAATACATAGCTAACTGCGTTGGCTCTAAATGACAGAACGTAGAATCCTTCTTCAAGGTTAAAGTGACCAACCGTGTTAGCTGTCTCTCCCCGAGCAACCGTCTTAACTTCATCGTTTACGTTCTTACTTGCGTCAGCAAGCGGGGAAGACTTTTCTTGTACAGTTCTTCCTAGAGTACGGAGTCCCGTACTAGACAGAAATAAAATGTCTGTTCCTGTCTTAGCTACAGTATCTCTAGAAGTACAGCCTATGTTAGATATAACGTCTACAATCTCCATCGTTGAAGGCGACTCAGCACCGCCGAAGATGATAATTGAGGTCTTACCAAAGACTATCAAGTTTCCGTTATGCTCTGACAAGGCTGTAATCTCGTCATAGCCAGTAGGCCAGAACTTTCGCAGGTCTATGGAACCAGCACTACCGCCAGTCCAAGCCAAGCCATTAAGAAGATCAGACCAAGAGATAGTAGATTTATCACTATCAGTAGCTGCAACAAAAAGCCTACCGAACGCTGATAGGACAACATTGCCTTGCGGTACTGTGCCGGAGTAAGCGCCTTCGTCTTGGACTCTTCCCAGACTTCCTCCGGCGGTGTAAACAAGCGGTTCATGGCCCGACTGAAAAAGGTAGAACTTGTCACTTAACGTCGCTCCTTGCCACAGATTAGCTGTGACGGTGGCTGCTCCCGGCGTTACGTCAGCGAGAGTAGTCGTTCCAGTGAATACTTTATTGTTTCCCGCAGAGAACATAACTTTAGTGCCGTCCTCTTGCAGAAACTCCTGTACAAACTCGATACCAGCGGAACTACCAAGGACTGCCCCGCCATTGGTGCTAACCGCCGTCGTTCCTTTCCGCGCTGCTATGCGGCCTTTTCGATCAATTACACAGTTATCCGCGTCTGCGGCAAAGCGAACGTCCAAGTCCAGAGGACTGTCTTGTGTATTCTTGCCCCAGAAACCAGGAGCAGCTAATACTATTGTCTCTAATTTATTAGGCATTAGTTTATGCTGTATGAAAGTTAGTGTTAGACAGCTGTTCGCCTTCTACATACCACTGCTGTTTCTCGGGACGGCGGGATATATCACCAAGAATAGCATTCTGTATAAACTGATCGGCTATTTGAAGCTGTACAGAACCGCTTGTACCGCCTGTGTCTCCTCTTTCCGCTAGAGCTAGTCCGTAAGCCATCTGAACTATAGGCGAGGAAGGAATAACAAAAACATCAGTATCAACACTAAGACGGGTGATAGGCTTGTCAACACGAATGTTAATACTATACACACCGTCAGGAGTAGGACGAAATATAATATTAGGGTCGCCATCACTAGCCCGCGAAGACACAGCCCAATGAGTAGGCTTGCTGTTGCTAGGAGGATTAATTTCACTCTCTTCAAGAATACGCTCATAAGTCCACTCAGTCAAAACGTCATTGCTTGTAGTGTTTACAGCCTTTTTAACATCGCTAGTCTCGCCTGCGCCGTCCAGCTCATAAGTAGCTGTGCCGGACGAAGTAGTTACTGTTAAGTTTGCTTCAAGGCCTAACCAGTCGTGTGTCTCACCGATATATTCATAGGCGTCATTGACCAGATCAACTATCATAGTTGAGTAATCTGTTTCATTTACAGTGGCTACGGTGTTCTCCCGCAGCCTTCGTAATACCCCGTTTACTGCTTGTAACAATGTCATGGTTTAAATAACCTCTTAACTGGAGTGAGTCTAGTCGCTTCCCATTTAGGGATATAAGGGCTGAAGATTCCTGCTACTGTTGGGGCGCTTCCGAATAGTCCACCGCCACCGCCACCACCGCCGCCACCACCGGGATCGTCACCGCCGCTGGAACCCTTGTCGTCGTCGTCATCACCCTTGTCGTCGTCGTCGACAACGACATCGGGATCGTCATCACCCTTGTCGTCGTCGTCGTCGATAACGACGTCGGGATCGTCATCACCCTTGTCGTCGTCGTCGACAACGACGTCGGAATCGTCATCACCCTTGTCGTCGTCG